CTGCAGGACACCAAAAATAAAACAACTATGACTATCAATATTTTATTCATCTCAATTAAAATTTAAGTGCAAGTCCTAATCCGGAAGATGAAGGAACTAAGGTAATTTTGCGCTCTGCGTCGAGCGCTTTACCTGCCTTAATTAATTTAGCGTGTCCGATAATTGAAAGTATAAAACCACCTACAGCTAAAGAGCTACCAACGATTAGACTTGCTTTATAATCGGTTTTATTATTTATATTATTTAAAGTAATAATAGAACCAAGAGATCCACTGACAGCCAAGCCGGTTCCAATCAGATAGCAGGTTCCTGCCTGCCTTAAATAATCACCGGATGATTTTTGTGTATATTTTTGTGATTTAGCTAATTTTTTACCATTCAATTCAAATAAGTAATTTTTCTGAGCTTGAAGCAAAACAGAAAAGCTGCAAAGAAGGATAATGAAGAATAGTTTTCTCATGAGATTGATTTATAGTTTCTGCAAGATACGGTGATTTAACAATACAAGTCAAGCAGAAACCCCTTTTTGTAAGGTTCAATTTACTTTGGGATGAAAGAAAGGGAAAGTGAATCGTCAAAAATCAAACAAATAAATACGGTAGAGTGCCGGTTTACTGACAAAGGAAGGAAACATTGACGAAGGAAATTGGGCGAAGCCTGGCGGCACGGAACTCCGAATTGAGCGCGCCGGGGAATGGCATATAAGCCACCCCTGCGACTGAAAATAATTACATTAAACCTTCATCCGCAAACGAAAAATAAGATTCAGAAGTAATAATCAGATGATCTAAGATTGCAATGTCTAGCACTTTGCCGGCCTCTTTGATTTTCTTTGTCAAATCTTTGTCGGCTTCGCTCGGGATTAGATTTCCTGACGGGTGGCAATGCGACAAAATTAAACTGCATGAATTTGATTTCAATCCGGTTTGCATAATCATTCGAACATCTGCAACCGTACCACACAAACCACCTGCAGAAATCTGGCAGAAACCCAAAACCTTATTATTTCGATTCAGGCAAAGGATATAGAAAAACTCCCGATAATCTAGACTTGGAAAAATATTTAACAAATAGGCGTGGGCATCTGAGGAGGTCACCACCTTTGGCAATTCTGACGCTTTATATTTCGGCCGGTAAATTATCTCAATTTCGGCCAAAGTTGGAATATTAATATTCATCTCCTGAAACGGTTTCGAGTTCTGGCTCTGGTTCTGGGTGTGTCTCCTGTTCTGGCTTTGCTTCAGGTTTATAAACCTGTGTATTGGCGAACAAATAACAAAGCGGCCAATATTTAAACTCTTCGGGTTCGGTCGCTCCATCGGGTACCTGTGAAGCTTTGCGAGGTTGCCCCCAGATTAAAAAGGCTGTTTGTCCTTTGCGGACTGTGGCGCCTTCGTCCTTCCATTGCCAGAAGGTTTTAAACTCTTCAATCTCTGGGTTAGTCTCCTGATAGATTTCTTTCAATCCTTCATTAACACTGTCGTAAGCTCCCGATTTTACGCCCATCCGGACAAATCGAGAAAGCTCAATTAACTCTTTTCTTTTCTTCAAATATTGCTCTTTCCGTGTTGATTCTGTATCTTTGCTCATGATGTCTGAATTTTAATTTGGATGTTAAATAAAAATTTGGGTGAAAGGGGCAGGGATGCCCCTTTCTGTTTTTGCTAGGCTTCGATTTGTTTTCTCAATTCTTCCCTTTTCCGGTCAATCCTCGCAATAATAAAAACAAGCAACTCACCAATGATCATTGGATTTTTCAGGCTGTAAACAGCTTTTTTGCTGTACTTGTTACCGCCTTCGATGTTCAAAAAATAATCTTCATTTTCAAACTCATTTGCAGCTGTGATAGTGCTCAACGCTTCCAGATGTCCGTTTAAGATTTCGCTGTCATTGTCCAAAACTGAAAGTCTGCGGATTTGCTCTTTCTTCTGATTGAAATATTCAATCCGTTTATCAAACTCCTGGGGAATGGATGAAAGCCTTTTGTTCAGGTCCTCGATTACTTTTTTAAGTTCCTCGGGGGTGGGTTCTTTTACTTCCAGTTTTTCGGTTACAACTGGCAGCATTTTAACTGCTGTTTCTGGCTTGGGTGTAGCTTTCCCATTCTGTGCCTGTTGGGCACTAGCTTTTTGTGATTCCATGAAATTAATTTTTAAATGTTAAATAAAACTTGGATTTGGGTGAATCTGATTGGTTTCCCTCTCATTTTCTAATACTAATTTACAGCTTTTTATTGACGTGTGCAAATTTATTTCATCATCAAAATATTGTATTTCAGCATATTACAAATAATTAGGCATATTTAAATAGCTTCCTTTTTATCAATTGCACTAAAAAAAAGTTTTCAGCAAAAATCAGATCAGGTATTGAGTTAAGCGATTTAAAGCCATTTATCAGCCTCTCTATTAAGAACCATTTCAAATAACAAGCAAAATCATAAACCTGAAAAATTTATCACGGTCAACAAATCAAAATCATCCGGCAAAATCAATCTCAAAAAATCGCATTTGGGGCAACTTCCAAAATTAACCGGTCAACAAATCGCCATCCAGCAAAAAACAATATCATGTAAATTATTGATAATCAGACCAAAAACCAACTAAAAAATTTTCAATTTTTTGTTGTTTGAAGGTTGACTCCGAGCCCGCCCTCAATCGTGCTTGCAGTCGCAAAGGGTCGCGATGGCCGGAAATATGATAAACCGCCTGACCCTCAGGTTCGTAAATCCAACCTGTTTTAGGTTGGGGGTGCATGGATACCATGCCCCTCTTTTAATGTAATAGGGGTAACTTTTATTTATCCCACCGTGGATAAATCACCTGAGCTTTGCTTGCGTATGCCCTTGTTTAGGTTGAGCCATTGTTTGCGACACATCAGATACTTGAACGCATCAGAGAAGTTGGTTGAGTCTTTGGGTAGCTTATGAATTGGTAGGCCTTCACTCTTCTTATCCTTGACAATCATCTTACGATTGTTACGTGTAACAACCTTTGAAGGTGCCTTCTCAAGCGAAGACTTGAGACATGGACAGTTGAACTGATCAATACACACAACAGGCAGAGCAGTGTTAGTCTCAGATAGCAGATCGATCATGAAGTTATACTCAGTGTTTGAATGAATGGTAGCCTGTCCAATTGACCGAAGTATAACCTTCCAGCCAGTACGTTTGCCTTCCTCATTCTTTTCAATTGCTTTCTTTATTTGAGATGCAAGGTCCTGTCCTGATTTGTTGTAGTTGTTACCAGCACGGTCATAGTACAGATTAAGAGTCTTCTCTTCGTGTGGTTTGAAGTACTCAATGAACTGATCTGCTAACTGTCTGATTGAATTAGGTGGTAATGTATATAACTCTTTCAGTAAGTTATAGTCTCGTTTCTTTCCATCCTGGGCAATGATCATGCTCATCATGTTACCGAAGTCCATACCGGCATCAATGGCTTTTGTCTTATCCAACTTAGCCAGGATCCTGCAATCTTCTGTATCCCGGATCCCGAAATAGTCACTCCAGTGTGCATCGGCCCCATCCTGATAGAAATGCTTTTCTGTAAGCTTTGAATAAAAGCGATTACCGGCCATTAATTTCGGCTTCAGTGAAAGTATTGCCTGTGCAACATCTTCCAGGTTGGTTTCGAACTCTTCAGAGAAGAAATCAACTCCTAAAATATCGGCATTGATGAATGAGCTGGCCACCCAAAAGAATACAGATTTCTTTCGGACCTTTCTCCATCTTGCTTCCCATCGGTCGAGTTTACGCTTTACAATTGCCAATTCTTTGCGGTCGCCTGAATCTTTTGCTATTACATATTCCTTTTTGATGTCGTTGTAAACAAAGCCGGCTTTCAGAATCCGAACGATTTGTTTAACGTCCATTCTTTTGCGATGCTTCAGGATCCAGTCATGCTCACCGATCAAATTTTTATTTGGCATATCGGTGGTAAAAGTTTGCGAGCGATAAAATGGAGATTGCCCGTATCGGACCTTAAATCCGCGAACGGCTTTGGTTAATTTGGCAATCTTATCTTCTCTGAAGAATTTTACTTCATCACCAATGATGGCAACGTAAGATTTTCCGGCTGCTGTTGATGGCCGGTCAAGTGAAATAAAAGTGAGGTTAAAACCATTGAAAAATATAACGGTGTGTTTGTAGCTGGAGATAATATTAATTGGCTTTTCTTTCCAATGTTCGAGCGGTTCTTTTTCAACCACGTAATGAATGTCCTCTTCCCATCCCAGGAGGCGCAAACCTTCCTGCATAGTTGGCCAAACGTTTTTCTGAAGATTTGTAAACGTATCAGCAACCAGGGCAACAGGAGCGCCCGGCATATCGTAAACCATTTCCTGAAGCCGTTCAGCCTGAAATGCGGTTGTTTTGGTCGATCCACGGCCACCAATGAAATAAAGTGATCCGGGCATCATTATTCCACTGGTTTGCGCCAACCAGTTCATGTAACGGACTTCAACGTCCGGACGATCCAGATCAATCTTCGTCGGTTTGGTCATTGAGCATTTCTATAAAGTCAATATCTTCAACCATTGCTTCCTGTTTCCAGCGTTTTTTGTCCGTGGCTGACTCATCCAGTTCGTCAATTTCTTTAGCCAGGGCATTGCGGTCGATTGGTGGCAATTTGGCCTGAACCGGGTTCATTGTATAAATCTTGATTGGCCGTTCGTATAATTCTTTTGGAATATTAATTGGATCAGGCTGATCTAATTGGCGGGCTTTGTAACTATCCCAGAGCAATGCACGATAAACTTCAAGATCTTTGATACAGGTAGCGCCCTCCAGTGCGAGCTGTGCGGCCTGTTCAAACTGTTCAGCCTTCAGGTTTCGGGCTGCGCGTTTATCTATAATTTCATCGGAATAGAATAGATTTATCGATTCTTCGAACATCTGTTTGGCACGATATAGACTGATATCAAAAGGTTTTTTGCTGAAGAATGCAATGGTTTCATTTATCCCATATCTGCGGCGCATCGAGTTCATTTTGACAAGAATGTCCAAATAATCAATCTCATCCGGAGTAAGATTTGATTTGCTGCCGGTTTCAATGTATTCAGCAATCTCGTGATAACGGCTTATTTCAAACTTATTCTTTGCCATAAATAATCCTTTCTTTCAATTCCTGAAACCTGATTTGAAACCGTCTTTTGTCAAGGCGCTGCGCCTGGGTGGCATTTCCTTCATTGGCTGCTTTTTGGGTGGCAATCGTTTCGTTCGCTTCATTCACCAGGATACCGCGTTCATAATGGAACCTGATCCGGCTGTCCTCACGGTAAAACTCCTGCAGGAACATTTCCTTATCAATGCCAAAATACATGGCAACCTTCTCAGGAGTGTATCCAACGGCGGCAATATATTCAAGGGTTTCAACTTCATTAAGCGGAAACCACCAGGGCCATTCACTTAGTATATCCGGTTCTGAATTCATAAATTCGTTTTGATCTCATGAAAATATATTGTTCCTCTGCGCTGTTTTCCGAAAAATTTCCCGATCCTTCAATCACATAGTAAGAATCCCCCACCCTTGCAGCCATTACCTTTTTATGTGTCCAGGCATATTCAACCTGAAAATTATCCATGCTTTTGATCATCATGTCGAGCTGGTCCTTTACTTTCGGCATCCGGTACCGGATACTTTCGGCGATATACAGACAGATATCGCCAATTTCATTATTGCGGATCCGGCTCGATAAACTATCCAGTATCCGGGTATTGATCGAATAGGTTGCAATGAACAGGTCATCAATCCTTCCGGCGTGTTTGATTAGGTAAACAATGAAAGTAAAGGCATTGAAGCTATTGGTTGATTCCAGAAAAAACACTTCATTTTCTTCCGGAAGGCGACCGCACAGCATTTTGATGGTTGCAATCTTCTGTTCGTGCATTTCATCAAAGCGGATCCGGAGCGACTTTGAATTGGTTTCTTTGGTCGATAGCCCCGATTCTTCGCCTTTTTCAAATGGCTTTGGCTTCAAATCTTGTATGTCGAAAAATTTACCCATCTACTCCCAATAATCGTTTAACCTCTGCCAGTTCTGCCTGCACTTCGGCTAGTCGTTGTTCCCGTTCACCGTTCAGGTGGGGTTTATCGCCTTTCTTTATTTAGCTGTTGA